GGTTTCCCATTCTCATCCATATCTCCCCATGACATAAACTCTTCTACATTTTCAATCTGAATGTAGTCAGGGGCTATAACATCAATATAACGGAAGAGATGTTCTGCCAGCGTCCGGCTATCAGCATCTCTCGGTTGACCGCCTTTAGCTTTCGAGAAGTTGGTACACTCCAAAGAAGCATGAAGCATTATCATCGAATCAGGATATAATTCACGGATACGTTCAACAATAGTATTTATCGGTGAAAGCTCCAGTGTACGAATATCCTCAATGAAATGAAGTGCATCAGGAATGTTGGCATCATGTGAAAGGATAGCATTCTTATCGTGATTCACACAGCAAACGACTTTTGCACATCTATTGCCATTTAAACGGGCTTCTTCCACGCCTTCCGACAAACCACCGGCCCCACAGAATAGGTCTATGACAAATAATTCAATGTCGGACAACCCTTCTAAGCTGCATAATATCTCTTTCAATGATTTCATAACTCAATCAATCTCCTTCGGTTTCCAGTCATTAGGAACTTTTGCCCATTCTCTGAAGCTACCATTGGCTACGGCGGCGTCAATTAGTTGTTTTCTTGGTTTCATAATCGTGTGTCTTTTTTCATCAGTTACAAGTAAGTCCTTAAACAATAGTCTGCTATCCAGTAGCAGACAAAATAAAAAGCGGCATATACTGCCAGGATTGACAGAATAGTCGCTATCAGTTTGGTCTCTTTCATTTCAAATTCAGTTTTGCCCGTAAGTCGTCGGGCGGTTGGTGATTCCGTTTTACCGGAGCTTGTTGTTCCTCCAAAGCTTGGTTATTGCGTCGACGAATGATAATATCCAGTTCATCTGACCGTTCCCG